GTCTAAGTACACTCGTATTGCTCAGTGGTGTGCTCGTCGCGGCACTCTCCAGGAAGAATTGTGTAACGATATTGCTAGGGAAATTCAAAAAGCAACAGATGCAGAACACTTAGGTGTGTATGTTCAAGCTACTCACGGTTGCTGTGAGAATCGCGGTATTATGGCAAAGAGTAGTTTAACGCAGACTACTGTACTTAAAGGTGCATTTAAGGATGACCAAAGTACGAAGAAAGAATTCTTTGACAACATTAAAATGCAACAGGAGTATGCTTCCAAATGAGCACTGCAAAGGATCTAGCAGATAATTTAATCGATCGTGCTAAAAACCTAAATAAGTTTGTAGTTGAAAGATACATGGACTTTCCTCCATTTATCAGAGGACGTATTCCTTTTGATATTCAACATACACAAGGTGGCCCTTATCGTATTTTTGTCTATGCTCTTACACAAGAAGAAGCTAATAAGTCAGTTGATAAATGGTTAGATGCATTGGAGGATCCAGAATGCTAGAATCGCAAATGCCTGCAGAAGGCATAATGAAAACAAACGATTGGGGAGACTCAAAAGTTTATCGTGTTGCATGTAACTGCGGTGCATCGGATCACGATCATCATGTATGGGTAGAAGCAGACGATCATGAAGTCAGTGTTACTATCTATACAACAGTAAAAAGTAACTGGTGGAGTAAGACTCGTTGGCATGCCATTTGGACATTGTTGACCAAAGGATATATTGATACAGAATCTACTGTAATCATGCGCAGACAACAGGCATTTAATTATGCACACACATTGTTAAGTGCTATCGACGATGTGGAATCTTTTCGTAATAGTAGACAAAACAAACAAGAACGTGCTAAAGTAACAAAATTAGCAGAACAAGGTGATTGCGAATGAGTAAAATTAAAATAGCAGAATTATTTTATAGTATACAAGGTGAAGGACGTTACATGGGTGTACCGTCTGTTTTCTTACGTACATTTGGTTGTAACTTTAAATGTGCTGGATTTGGTATGCCTAAAGGTGAGCTGAGTAAGGAAGTAGAGGATATTGCCGAGGTTGTTCATATGTTTAGCAAGTATGAGGAACTTCCGCTAGTAAGTACAGGTTGTGATAGCTATGCTAGCTGGGATCCTCGCTTTAAAGATCTTAGTCCAATGATGGAAAGTGATGGTATAGTTGATCGTATTATGGAAATTTTACCGTTTAACAAGTGGGAAGATGAACATCTTGTTATTACAGGAGGCGAGCCATTGTTAGGTTGGCAACGTGCTTATCCAGATTTGTTGGATCATCCTAGCATGTATGATCTAAAAGAAATTACGTTTGAAACAAACGGTACTCAAAAACTAACTGACGATTTTCAACGCTATTTGCTACAATGGCAAACTGGACATGAACATTATACTAGAGATGTAACTTTTAGTGTTAGTGCTAAACTGAGTTGTAGTGGTGAATCTCGTGATGATGCTATTCGGCCGGATGTGTTGTTACAGTATCAAGATGTTGGTTATACATATTTAAAATTTGTAGTAGCAACAGAAGACGATGCATATGAAGCATTAGAAGTAATGGATATTTATCGCCTTGCAGGATTTACAGGTGCAGTATATCTAATGCCAGTTGGTGGTGTAGAAAGTGTGTATAGTTTAAATAATCGTCGTGTAGCAGAATTAGCTATGAAGGCAGGATTACGTTATAGCGATAGACTTCAAGTTCCGCTCTTTAAAAATGAATGGGGAACCTAATGATTTACTTTAGACAAGAGGGTGAAAAATTAGACAACGGCATAAATTTCTATCCCTTGTCTAGTGCAAGCAGTTTTGGTTTTAGAGTTAGATGGAATGATGAAATATATCTAGTAAGATATAGTAAATTTGTTAAGAAATGGTTTATAGGTCGTCGAGGCATATAAGGAGATGAAAATGTTTTTCCTATTTTGTTTTATACTAGGCTGGGCCATTCTAATAGGTCTATGTTTAAGATGGACTAAAAATATTGATAGTGCCTGTACTGGTAATTGCAGACAAGGTAGAGATTGTGATTGTAAGGAAATCAAATGAAACAATTATTAAGAAAATGGTTAGGCATTGATAATATCCTAAAAGAAAAAGAAGAAGCACTCGCAGGAGCCGCTGAAGCCAAAAAAGCAGAAGAAATTGCTAAAATGGATCCAAAGTCTCGTGCTACTCAAAGAGGCGAACCTTGGGTAGCTGTACTAGATACACATGTTAATAAAGATAATGTTAGAAATGGCTTTTTTGAGCTTGACTGGAATGACGAATTTATAGTACAATTGAAACAAGCTGGATACGGATTCGATGGGGATCCAGATGAAGAGATTGTTGATCGTTGGTTTAGAGATTTGGCCGGTAATATGCTAGCAGAAGCAGGGCAAGCAGATCCGAGCCGTACGATCGGTGGTTACATTAATGTAAGTAGATTACCAAATGGTAGGGCACAAGTAGAATGACATATATCTTAGTTGATACTGCTAACACGTTTTTTCGTGCTAGACATGTGGTGCAAGGCTCAAGTGATATTAAACTCGGTATGGCCTTTCACATTACCTTTAACAGTATCAAAAAAGCATGGCAAGACTTTGGCGGTACTCATGTAGTGTTCTGCCTCGAAGGTCGATCATGGCGTAAAGATCATTACAAGCCGTATAAGGCTAACAGACAAGAAGCTCGCGATGCTCTAACAGAGAAGCAACAAGAAGAAGACAAGTTGTTTTGGGAAGCATTTGATGAATTTAAAAAGTTTATCACAGAAAAGACTAATGCTACTGTAATGCAACATCCTAATCTAGAAGCAGATGATTTGATTGCAGGCTGGGTACAAGCACATCCAGATGCTAAACATGTTATTATCTCCACAGATGGAGATTTCGCACAATTAGTAAGTCCAACTGTTAGCCAATATAACGGTGTAGGCGACTTACACATTACACACGAAGGAATCTTTGATGCGAAAGGTAAACCTGTTAAAGACAAAAAGACAGGCGAGCCTAAGCCTGCACAAGATCCAGAATGGATGCTGTTCGAAAAATGTATGCGGGGTGACACAAGTGATAATGTCTTTTCGGCTTATCCGGGTGTACGCACAAAAGGGACAAAGAATAAAGTTGGTCTCCAAGAGGCATTTGCCGATCGTAAGACTCGCGGATATAATTGGAACAATCTAATGTTGCAACGTTGGGTAGATCATAATGGTACCGAGCATCGTGTACTAGAAGATTACCAGCGTAATGTACAACTATGTGATTTAACAGCGCAACCTGAAGAAATTAAAGCTAAAATACGTGAAACTATCGTATCTAATGCTGTACCTAAGGCTGTAGATCAGGTAGGAATTCGTATGTTAAAGTTCTGTAATGCGTGGGATATGAAGAAAATTTCCGATAATATCCAACAATATGCAGAGCCATTCCAGGCAAAATATCCACAATAATGAGAGATAAATACATACATTACTCGGGTGCCGTCAGGGCCCTTGTAATATCAAGGAGAAAAACATGACAGACTTACACGCCAAGCCTATAGTGGATGGTAAATTTTGGATCGTAGAGCAAGATGGCTCTAAGGTCGCAACACTACACAAAAAAGAAAACAATAAATTCGTTCTGAGTAGTACTACAGGCGAAGTTATGTTTAATCGAAAACAAGATATAACTAAGCATTTCGGTGAAGGTTTCTTTTTAACCAGCACTAAAATCAAAGTTACAGCACCAGATGCCCATGAATGTCATGGGTTTCCAACAAGTTCAAAACCTTTTAATGCTATGTATGATGTGCGTAATAAGCTACCATTGTTTACTAAAAGCAATGCAAGCAAGAGTTTATATTGCGCAGGATATTATACTATCAAATTTAATAAAGGTTGGGTAAAGAGCTTTTGCCCTAAATTAATCACTTTAGAACGCAATGACTACAAAGGTCCGTTCAAAGACGAGCTTGAAATGAAGCAGGTACTTGCTAATGCAAAATCAGATTAATCTAACACCTATTACACAATTTGCACAGGCTTTACGTGCCGCTGAACTATCGCAGGCTAAAGAAGTTAAAATTTCGATACAACAGGCTAGATTAATGAATTTAGCCTTTGTTGAGCTAATGGAACAAGTA